TTATTTGTTATAATTGCTGGCATAGTTTTTAGTTTCTTTTGTTATATTTATACAAGTTTTTCATAGTGTTATCCCAAATATCTTATCATAATAACAGCAGCTAAAGGTGGTGGTGATATAAAAGTTAAGGTTGTTCCTGAAACTGTGTAATCTGCTGTAGGAACTTGACAAAGTCCATTAACAAAAACTAAAATATTATTTACATTATATAGGTTATTAATAGTGAAACTAATTGTTGAACCATCACCTGGATGTGTAGTTAAAGCACCTAGTGTTGCTGGTATAAATCTACCACTTGACGATACCCAACTTAAAGTTTGTTTTCCTGTCGGAGCTGATGTTACTAAGTCAACGTCTGAAAATAAATTAATACTAGAGTTTTCAGAAGCAATTTCGTTCCAACCACCCGAATCGGCAAAATATGCTTTTGCTGTGCCTGTTACTACAGCTAATGCACCTTGATATGTTGTAGCATCTGGTCTAGCACCTACGTTTGCAAAGTTAAATCTTATTTTATTTCCTTGGCCTGTAGTATCTATTGTTCCTGTTCCCGTTAAGGATAAATTTGATATTGATGTAGTAGCGGCCGCACCTAATGTGATTGTATTACCACCAATAGATACAGTAGAATTTACTAACTGAGCATTTGAAACTCCAGCACTTTTAATTGTAACATCACCACTATTAACTGTAAAACTGGCCGTATTAAATGTTGCAACACCTTTATTTGATGATGTAGCATCTTCAGCAGAAATAAGTACTCTATTGCCATTTTCTATTGTTGTATTAATAGCTTCACCAGCTGTAAATTCTAATCTACCTCCTAAAGGAATTGTTCCAAGTGTAGATGATTCATCTGAAATTCTTATAAAAGAATTTTGTATGTTTGCGTTTGAAATTGCTGCTGAACCACTTAAATTTGTATTACTAAGGCCTGTAATTGTATTACTTGAAGCTGCAATAGTTTTATTTGTTAATACATCACTTGAAGTTTCTGTAACAATATTACTATCTAAACCAATTGTAATTGTATCACCTTGACTTACTGTTGTTGTAATACCGTCATTGCTTTTTAATTTTAAAGTTCCACCTAACGAAATTGATATTACTGATGATGAATCATCTCTAATACCAAAACTTGAATTTGTTAAAGAGGAGTTATCAATATTTGAAAGTGTATTACTTGAACCACTAATAGTTTTATTTGTAAGGGCAACTGAACCGCTTGGCGTAAATGTAATAGTACTACCATTACCTATTGCAGTATAAATTTCATTAAAGTTATCGTTTATAATTGTACCACCAGAACGAAGGTTTGTACCTGTTCCGTCGTTTGCTGATGTACCTATGTTGAGTGTTTGCTTAGCCATTAATTATTCTTTTGTTATATTTATACATATATTACGGTGTTGCATCATCAAAAGTTATAGGGTTTCCATCAGTATCTAAAGTTTGGTCAAACGTAACTACCGTATTATCAAATTGATTTAATGGAGCTATTATGTATACCTCTGCTGGTATATTTAATTTTGTTTTTATTTTTCTTCCCGTTTCTGTAGAACAAAACAATAATGTGTTATCAATACCATCAAAAATTGTTTTTGTTCCGAATGTTAAATTATTTCCCAATTCAGCTATAGAGTAATTTGTGTCTATACTTCTAATAAAAGCACCTAAAACCTGTTTGTTAATTGTTTCATAACGAGGTCCGGCATATGCAAATCCTTGTACAACTCTTGTATTATTAATAGTATCTCTAACCCTCGAAGCAAAAGATAAATTTACAGGAGATCTTCTTAAAGTTATATCTCTTGTTGTAGTAGAGAAAGGAGAACCTTGAGTTGTATTTAAATCTGATGTAATTCCTATATTTGCGTTAACTCTTAAAGTTGTTCCATCGTCTATTGTACCTAATCGTCTACCAAATATTGTAGAGAACAAAGTGCTAAGAATGCTGAATAAAGGTCCTTCACTAAATCCTGAAACTCGTCCGATAACAGGAAATTTAATTTTTGCATTTATTGTTGATTGTATATTTACTTGTCCTGAAAATAAAAAACCTGCTGTATGCATTGTTTTTTTAAAATTATCTCTCCAATCATTAATTGACCTAGATATTTTTATAACATATGAAAAATCTTGATAAAATAAACTATCTTGTATTTTCATAGTAGATTCAGAAATAAATCCATCTTCGTTTACGAAAAGTCCTTCAGTGTCGCCTATAGCACCGATATTTACTGTAGACGTAGCGTTATCTATTTTTTTTATTGTAGCCGTAGCTCCTGAAATTGCTCCTGTAACCAATGTATCTATATTAATTGTTCCTGAGTTATTTTTTAAAATTAGTAAACCTGTTTGTGAATTATAACTTACAACAGTAGCAGTTATGCCGCCGGTAATTGTAACTATTTCTCCTTGTACAAATATTAACGAAGCATTTAAAACTATGCAAGGTTTGAAAAAATTTAATGTAGGAGGTGTAGGAGGTAAATCATATTTAATTCCTAATTCAACAGTATTTAAATCTAATATGCTACCAATATTTGAACCAAAAGATTTCAGTTTGCAACCAGTTCCTCCTGTTGTAGAAATTGAAATGGTAGGTAAAGATTTATATCCAGAACCTTGATTATATAAAAATATATCTGTTACATCTCTATTACCCGTACCTATTTCTTGTATTAATTTATTTCCTTGGTATGAGTCAAATTGTGTAGTTGTATCTTCTAATATAATATGATCTTCTGTTGTACTTGTACTATCTTCAGGTGTAAATGCTCCATTAACTACAGAAATAAAACCTGCAGCTCCTCCTCCATTAGTATTAGTATTATTAAAAATTAAATTATCTCCTATGTCATATCCTGATCCTGATACATCAATTAAAACTTCAGTAATACTTCCTGAAGAAATAGTTTTAGTTTGAATAATAGATGATTCGCCACCTCCAACAATGTCAACATTTTCAAATTGAGAATGTAAAAATCCTCCATTTGTAATTACTTTAGAAATAGGAATACCTGTAATGTTAGCTTTAATTAAAATATCGTCATTATCGCTGGAAGTTCCTATAATTTGTTCACCAACTATAAAAGAACCTATAATACTATCAGAATTTAAAACAAATTCAGATACATTATCTACATTAATTAAAAAATTTGTAACATCTTCAACTATAGCAGTTGCATTTGATATTTGACCGGTAATTGTTCTACCTATTAAATTAGAGGAATTTCCTATTACGTTAATAGTTCTTAAAACTTTATTAGATGTAAATTTACCATCAGATATTCTTAACATTTGTTCACGAGGATAAAACGTTTCAGAAGTTTCATTAAATAATAATCTAAAAAATACTTCATGTCCTGTTTGTGTACCTTTTTTATTATATAAAGATTTTATGTTTTTAATTAAATTTCTTTTATTAACACTTGAATTTAAATTTTCAGGAAGTGTAACTAAAAATTCATTTCTAAATTGCGTTAAAAAATTTGAAATAACTTTATCAGGATCTCTAAAGTCTAATAATTCTTGTATGTTGCTTACAGGATTTTGTTTATAATTATTAATTACAGCGCTATCATTAGACGATAATCCTAAAATTGTTTCTCCTTTAATAAATTTGTTTTGTGAAACAACAAATAATCTATTGTTATTTAAATCTTCTGTTAATATTGTTGAAGTAGCTTTTGAAATTTGACCTTGTATAATTTCACCTTTTGTAAATTTTCCAAAAACAGAACTTTCTAAAAGTAATTTATCTCCTTCATCTATAGGAGTTTTATCCGATTCAATTTTTGAACCGTCTAATATTAATTTATTTTCTTGATTGGTTTCGGTTTCTAATTGTATACCTTCAGTAGTTTGAACGGAAGTAACGGTCAATTCAGCTGCTTCCATGAATGTATAATATGTTTTTAAAAATTGTAAAAATTTAGGATGATCGTCAAGTACAAAATCTGGTACCTGTGAACCTATGAAGTTTGAAATTTTGTCTTTGAATATAGCCATAAAAATTAATAGCTAGTTGATGTTGTGTAACCTATTCCTGCATCAGCTGAACCACCTAAAAAAGTATCTACTTCTACTGTAATATTAGAATTATCAACGTCAATTTCTATAATTTGATCTCTTACAGGAACAATATCATTTGAATTTGGTTTTACAGTTAATTCTATAGACGTTGAAGTTTCACCTCTTATATTTTCTATTGTTGTTATATTTAAAGAATTTAAAGTAATTTGTCCAGTTGAATAATTTATGGAACCTTGTGTATTATTAATATATGTTCTTACACCACCAGATAATCTATATCTTCTTATATTACCTGCACCATCATCATCTAAAAAATAAACGTTTATTGTATCGCCGCTTACTTTGAAACCTGAAGATTCTAAAATACCACCTTGTGAAGAATTATAACCCAATACAGGATTATATAAAGCGTTTCTAAAATATACATCATATTTTGTAGATAAACTTAATGTTGGTGTAAATGTTTTTTTAATTTTTATTGTAGTTATATTTGAAACTATACTAGTGTCTGTATCATCAATTAACCCAACAATTTTAGAATATCTGAATATACTATCAAATTTTTGTAAAGTGTTTGAATTATAATTTGTCAACGCACTTAATACATCTGATTTTAAAGTTGTAGCTGATTTTGTAGTTAATCTTGAATCATATTTTACATTACTAGTAATTAAAATAGAAGTGGTTTCAGGATCAACAATAACAGGTCTTACTGAAGCAACATTATAAGGTTTTAATGCCTTAACTATAGTTGCTTTTGTAGAAGTTGTAAGTGTTGAACCACTGGCCGCTTTGATTGCAATTTTTACCGTTCCATAAACAGGAGTTTCATCATCTTCTCCTCCCCAAGCACTTACTGATAAAGCATTTGGATAAATCGATCTTACAATAGTTTCATAATCAGAAGTTGTTACTGCTCTATTTTGTGCCGAATAGTTTAATGGCGCATTAAAACGAATTGACTCTTTAGATTCAGCAGCATTACCGCCTTGTGATACAGAATTAGTTGTAATTGTAATATCAGAAAATCCGCCAATAGTTGTAGCTAAAGTAAATGTAGAAGCTCCGTTAGATTCATCTCTATTTGTAACAATGTATTCTAATATTACAATGTTACCAGTTGAAAGCGTTGTACCTAAAACTCCATCGCCAAAATAAACTTCAAATTTTCCATCTTCAACTTCTTGTAAAAAATAAACTTTAGATGTATCTGTTACATTATTGAAACCGCCAGCTAAAGAATAAATATTTGTAGTTGTATCTGTAGAACCATTTTGTACAGATACTTTTAGTGTTGTTGTATCTGCATTTGAATTTTGAATTAAAAATCTTTGGTCTGGATCATTTTTATCAACTGTATATCTAAATGTAACTAACGTGCCTTCGTAAATATCTACATTTGAAAAATTAAATACACCATTTGCAGGAGTAATTGTATAATCTTCGTTTGTTAAATATTGATAACCTACTCCTGAAACTGTAGTTGTAAATACGGTACCTTTTGTTAATGTTAAAGTTGAACCTGTAGCATCATTCACTTCAATATCTATATTTGCTACTGGTGATTTTACTGATGATGGTGTGTAGTTTAACATTTTAGCGATAGACACAATATTTTTTCTTATGTCGGCGCTATCTAAGTACATTTCATTTGCTAACATATTAGCATTAAAACCTAGATAATGAGTATTGTAAGCAAGTATATCTAAAAGAATAGAAAAACCTGAACCTTCAAAATTATAATCTGAAAATTCTGATTGACTTTGTAAAAATGTTTTTAAATTGGCCTTAACAGCATCAAAATCAAAATCTGATACTTCTAATTTATTACTTGCCATACTATCTTAGTCTTTCTAAAAATGTTTGTACTGTAATCAATTCAGCAGAACCAATAACATAAAAATAAATACTCAAATCATATGAATTTCTATCAATATCAGGTCTTGCTGATACTTGAACCAATTTAATTCTTGGTTCAAAATTTTGTAACACCTCGTGTACTTTTCTTT